CCAAAACAAGACTTTACCATTCTCAGCCACCATGTTGCAGAACTCCGTAAGAGCATAGCCAAACGGAACGAGAACTACAGTAAGAAGCGCGATGGCAGAAGCGACTGCAAGAATGCCGATACCAAACAACGACATACCGGCACCGGCAAGCAATGCTGCCGCGCCAAATATTCCGGCTGCAACACTTATAACTATTAAAGCAGCGCCTATTCCTAGAAGCAGAAGCGTAATCGTTCCAGCGCCTTCCATAGTAGAAAGCCGCTCCATTACGTCAATAACACCATTAAGAAGCAGCAGAATTGCTGGAGCAGACAACGTAAGAGCAGCCGCAAACGCTACGAATGCTACTCCGATCAGCGTCATAGCTGCTGCTCCGGCTACCAATCCGCCACCTTTTCCAAGGTGCGCCATAATTGCCGTAAATGCTACAAGGATACCACCAATCAATACAAGAACAAGCATTGAGGAAACAAGGTTCTCTCCACCAAACTTCTTGATGTATGCTCCTATTCCAAGAAGTAACGGCACCATCATGTACATTACAGCGATGACGCTGATAGCAGCACCGATAGATCCAATTGCAGACCCTGCGGAAGCAGAACCCATTGCTTTCATTGCAAGGGCTACGGCTGCTATAACGATACCCAAAGCAAATCCAGCCGATAGAATCTGCGACCAATTCATTTTGGCAAGCTTGGACATCGCTTTACCGGCAGCCTTAATAACAACAGCGACAGCCACCAGTTTACCTATGGCTTTAAGATTAATGTCCTCCTCAAGGGTTTTCGAGAGGGCGACGATCGTTACAACAGCAGCGAGCAGCACTATACCCATCGTAGCGAGACCCTTCTGGATCTCATTCCAGGTAAGCTTACTCAGGGCCAAAAGTGCTACAGCAGCAATTCCAAGAAGAATCGCTACGGCAACTATTGCTGTGGAGAACTTAGAGAATACCGTAATATTACCGGAGAACAGTTTTGCATCGGAATTAATCTTGGAAAGGTTCTTCGCAACGGACCCAAGAATCGCAAAGAAGAATGCCAGAGTGACTGCAACCTCAGCAAACCTCTTCTGATCAACCTTTGCGAGGATCCACATCGCAGCTGCCACAGCAAGAATCGCTGCAGCCATTTTGAGCATATAGTCACCTTTATACTTCTGACCGTAAGCACTAATTGTCTTGCTAAGGCTATTAAATGCTCCAGCGATAGACTCGGGTATGCTATTAAACTTCTTAGCGGAGTCTTTAAATGTCGTTACAAACTGCGCAAACTGAAGACCAATATACAGAAGTGTTCCGGTCTTAGCACCTTCAAATACGTCAGATACTTTAATCGAAGACAGGGCATCCTTTATGCCGCCGATCGCCGTAAGCGCAGCATTCTTGATTTTATCTCTGAATGCCGCAGAGTCTCCGACAATGCCTTCCCAAACGGTAGATACAATCTCACCAAGTTGGCCAAAACCTTCTTTAATAGAATCTGTATCTATATCAGCTTCAGAAATCCATTTAACAATCTTATCCCACAGGTCTTCAATGATCTTAAGCGGCTCTTCCATTTTGAAGGAACCATTAACCATTCCAACAACTGCATCCTTGGCCTCAACGAATTTCTCAACGATCCAATCAACAGCCGATGTAAATCCATTGAATACTGTACCGACAACGGGTATGCCCTTCAAGCTATCCCCAAAGGATTTAACACCCTTCCAGGCCTGATCGGCAAACGATTTGATTCCACCCCATGCAGCCTTAGCGCCATCCACAATATCCTTAAAGATATCAGATAAGCCACCAAAGAACTTCTCGGTATCAAACATGATCTGCCTAGTATCGCCATCTACGACCTCGTAGAAAGATCCAAAGAACAGCTCAACAAACGACTTAACATATCCGATCAGTTTTCCAAACACTGAGAATATGGGCTTTAAATATCCAAGGCCAGTCTTAACAGCGTCAAAAAGCTTCTCAAAGGCGAGCTTCATTCCAGTCGTAGCTTCTTCACTTAAGGCAACTTTACCGGTCCACTTCTCAAATCTTTCTGTAAGATCGAGCAGTGTTCTTGCAACTTGTTTGGGGTTGTCGCCAAGATTAAATACGCTGTGAAATGCCTCTATTATAGGCGTAATATAAGTTTTTACTCCATTATAAAGGGTTCCGAGTGCACGAAGAAGCATATCACGACCGCTTTCGACACCCTTTATACCGTGTTCGATCGGGTCGTTCCATATTTTCAAAACCTTGTTTCTGAAAGATCCAGCGCTGCCGAAAATATTAAGAAGTTCCTCACCAATGCTAGACCACAAATCCTTAGCTTGCTCTGCATCGCCAAGAATATACTCAAAAGTCTTCATCCACTGGGAAGACACAGAATCCTTGACCGCATCGATAACATCTGAAAATGTTCTATACTCATAACCGGCTTCCATTGCCCTTCGTGACAATTCGAACTCGGTTTGTGTTAGTTCAGTACCTGCATCTTTATATCCTTCAACCTCGTTAGTTAAAAGAGCATATGCATATTTTAATTGTTTGAGTGTCGGGATATCTTCCGACTCCATTTGGCTACTGAGCTCTGCCTGCCACTCGACGAGAGACATGTCGCCTTTTTGAATCTTGTCGATTGTCTTCATCAACTCATCTGCAGAGACATTGTATTCGTCAAGGTGCAGATCGGACATCGTAGCATCAAGACGGCGACTAAATTCACCATATACTATAAGGGTTTTTTCTAGAACGTCGGAACCGAACCATCCTTCTTGCAGAGTCTGAGCAAAATTCTGAGCGGTGACTTTGGTTTTACCGTCAATGGTTGTATAAACGCCTTCGGATACTTTTTTCAAATGCCCCAATTGTACAGCGGTGTCGAGGACAGTATTTTTGAATTCCGATGTTGCCATATTTGCGTTCTCAATGGAGCGCCAGTCCATAAGTTTTACTGATCCTGACGCCATAGCTTGAGACAAGTTATACATTGCACGGGCTTGTTCACCTTTACCTGCTCCTGCTGAGTAGCCCCAGTTTGTAATACCCATCATCTCGACAACGGCTTTATCGAAGCCTATGCCGGAATTTACAAACTTAGTGACGTTCGCGACCATATCAGTATATGCAGCTGATGTCTCATCGGCATACCACATCAACGTTTCAAGCCCATCTTTTACGTAATCGAGCTGAGTATCAAATTCGGTGCCTATCCCCCATTTGCCAACTTCTTCACGTGTTGCGGACAGAATAGTAGCTACCGCTCGCGCGGTTTCTTCATATTTTGAAAAACCCTCACTTATTGGGTCTATGGTTAAACCCTTTATAGTGTTTCCAAGGAAGCTTGTAATTTTATCTGTAAGATTTTCGAGAACCCTCATACCGACGATTCCCATAGATGAGAACCTATCGGAAATAGCATCGATATCTTTTGCCATCCCGGACAGATCAACTCTATCTACAGATTTCTGTACGGCGTCAAATCCATCGGTGGCATTGCCAAAACTAAGAGCTTTCTTAAGTTTGTCTAGAACGCTAATGGTTTTCTCGGCACCCGACACAAACTGCCGGTTGTCGATTCGCATCTCTACTACGCGTTCGTCGATATTGGCATTATTAGGCATCGGTTACCTCCTTCCAGGCTTCGGCCGCAATCTGATCAAAAATCGGCCGGATAGCCGGCTTGATGTAATTTCTGCCCTGCACATAACCGCCATTATTGGTCCCGTGTCCGAGATCCAGTATGACTGCTATACGCATTCCTCTTTGAACATTCGAATTATAGAAAGTAAGATAGTATTGATCCCCTTCGGTCGCTATTTCGTAATACCACGACCTGGCTGTGCGTCCAGTGTCTTTCGGAGTGGCTTCCTCAAGAAGCACTAACCCCTGCTGACCATACTTTTCGAGAATGTATCTCGGGTTTGTGTGCTTCGCTTTTCTTAGAAAATGGTAGGTCTTGCCAAAGTCACCTTTTGATTTGACACTGATCATCGTCCGACCTCCGGGTTATCCTCTCGTATGGTGTTTCGCCCGTCTGGCAGCGTTCAGCGAATGTTGCTGTCTCATAGCGTCCGATCGGCTCATCTTTTTGGATGGCGTCTTCTTAATCGAACAGACCTCGATCAGGGTCAGAAGTCTTGAGAAGTGCCACTTCTGACACGGATCAAAAGGTATGTTTAGTTCCGTCATCCAGTAATAAACGAGCTCAGACGTTATGATCTCGCTGGACGGGCGTTTGTTTTCTTTTTTAATTGTGGTTCCGGTCATAGGATCTGCCATATACTTGGTGATCTCATTAATGTTCTCTTCCGTGAGACCCAGATATACGTTTGGATCCACTCCGCCGTTCAAGGTCATGCATCGAATGTAGTCAATGGCCTCTTCCTTGGTCTTGTTTTCTTTTGAGAGATAAGGTTTATGCCATTTGGACTCCCATTTTGAAATGCTTATAAGAGAGTGCTCCAGATGCAGAACCGTTTCTTTAGTCTCTATGAATTCGCCGGTTCGGGAATCGAACAGTTCCCTTGCCGGAACCGTGATGGAAAGAGGCATTCAGACATCACTCGACCCCTTCGACATTCACGCCATCGGCCTTAAGCTGAGCGATGGCCTCCTGACGCTTCTCAGCGGAAACCTCTGGAGTGATACCGTCGATGAACGTCGGGATTCCTTCCGGATCGTTCAGCAGATCGATCAGGAATCCAGAGTAAGCTCCAGTCTGAAAGAATCGATCCTTAACTTCCTGACTGCGATCGAAACGATTGCCGATACGCTTGCCGACAGAAACCGTGATCATTTCTTTCAGGAACTCGTACATCGGACGCTTAGGCGCATTCTCGCCTTTCTCCTGAATGTCTTTGACCAACTCGGTAAGATAGCCTCGCAGACCACCGTACTCCTCATACTTGAAGTCCAGGTCAACGAAGTCAGCCTCCATCATGTGAAAGAAAAAGTCCTCCGTAATGGGTTTTCCGTCAAAGTCCTTGTAAGTAATTGTGCGCTTGATCATTTTTATGCTCTCCTTTCATAAAAAGAGGGCCCCCAGTTAAGGAGGCCCTCACAAAACTGATCAGGTAACAGGAGTACGCTCGTAGTAAGAAGTGCCCTCAACAACCTCATTGTCGGTAGAACGAATGAAGTCGTTGCCGCTACGAACGTAATACTCGAGCTCGTAGGGATTGCCGCTCGGGTTGGACACCAGCTCGTAGGTGTAAGAGGCGGAAGAACCGCTGAGGATCGAAATGACCTCATCGGGCAGCGGCAGACGCGGATTATGAGTGGCGTCACCGTACAGAACAGCCTCAAGAGCCGCCAGAGCAGCGGAGTTGACCTTCGTAGAGTCAATCTCCATGTGAGCGGTGGCTTTATGACCGGTAACAGCAACAGGAATCGTGCTGATTTCCCAGCTGAACTCGATCGCTTCGGGGCTGTCGTTGATGGTCTGATAGCTTCGCTCGGACGGGGATGCCGAAGCACCATACAGCAGATGGATCTTGTAGCCGTGCTGGTCATACTCGGTATCGTTGCCGACCGTGGTTACGCAGCTGAAACCGAAGCCCTTACGAGGCTGCTGACCAATGGTCACGCCATCCATAAGAACAGCAGAGCCATCGCACTCGGCCCACTCATCGGGGTAGGTATACGCCGTAATGGTGGCATTGAGGTTCTCCGTACCACGCAGGGTCAGATACTTGATGTCGTCGGCGTAAATATCAGTAGGATCGCCACCCTCGGGAGAAGCAATGAATCCGGTCAGACCGTTCCACGCTACACCGATGGGGTAAGAGGTACCGGACTGGGGATACAGAACGCCCTTTTTGGTACCGGTTTCATACAGCCGTTCACCGACTGCATCCCAAGTAAGTGCGGACATAGGTATTTCCTCCTATTAGTAGTAAATGAGAAACACGTCGTGGTGCACATTGTCCGCGACGTAATGATTCTGATAATTGCACAACGGGTATCTCCTAGGGATCATGTCGAGAATCTCAGGATCGGGTTCTTCCCGATTCATATACATGCACTTATACGCCGGTCTAAACAGATACGAAAGATCGTTCGCTTTCGGCTGATAGGCAGTATTTCTCTCGATCACCCAACAGGGGTACTCCAGATGCACATTTGCTGGGGGTTGGAAGTATACTTTTCCAGTATTTGTGGATTCGAGGTCTGCTATAAAGTCGTCAGATCGTCTCGCCATTGTAAACACCCCCAAGCGTTATCACAAGTCTAGGATACTGCTCTGAGACGTTCACAACTTCCCAGGCAGTACCCATCCACTTGACATATTTAATTTGATGGAAGTGATTACGGGCGTACGGATCAGCCACAATTGAGATCTGATTGGAAACGCTGATGTTATCGTTCACACTCAGTCCGTTTGGAGAACGAAAAGACCGATTGATGACATCCCCTCGATAGGTATGCTCAACCGGCTTATCTACAAATACTGCGGGACGAACTTCTACGCTCTCTCTGAACCCGATCGGCCCGTAAAACTTACCCATTGGAATTACTCAGCAGCAACAAGAACGATCGCGCTCTTGGGCTTGGTCAGGCAGCCGGAGATACGGGTCTCGATCAGGTACTTCATCTGGTTGTAGTCGATGTCAAAGTCATCGAACATAGCAACCTGGCCGCCCTTGTCGGCACCGATGGTGTAGTCGTTCGGGTTCATGATGATCGCGACGACGTCCTTATCGCCACGCTGCACGCCGTCCATAACCTCGACTTCCTCGAACTTGGAAACACGCATCTTCTTGGCAAGCTCGGTCTCGTCCTTGAACAGGTCGCGGCCAGTCTCGTCGGTGTAGAGCAGCATGTCAGACAGAGTATCGGCGGTCAGGTAGCACACAGCATTGCCGGAGCCTTTGTACTCTTTGCGAGCGCGGATGACAGCTTCCCAGATGTTACGGGCGTCGGAGATGTCAACTTCCTTCTCGACAACGAACAGCTCGTGATCGCTGACAACCGGACGGACATGGCTCTCCTGGATCTTGTCGTCGGAGCTGGACAGACGGCCGTCGCCAACCAGGCAGGCACGGGCGATCTCTTCATTCAGCTTGACGCGCATCTCAGCACGGATCCACGCAACAACGTCAAAGTCGACGATATCGATCACGTCGTCACGATCCATCTTCTGCTTTTTGTAGATGGTCTGAGGATCAGTGGTACGCTTGATCAGGGTGAAGAACTCTTCCTTCTTCAGGTTGCCCTTGATGTAACCCAGAGCACGGGCTTCGTCCTCGGTGATGTCAGCGAAGACGCTCTTGATCCGGGAGAACGGGCTGCGGTGCACAGAACTCAGGAACCGATCCACCCAGGACATGTTGTACCCGGTGATGAACTGGGGCACAGCAGTGTTGGAACGATACTCGGGGAAGAGCATCTCAGGATCGCGCACGAAGTAGGTCTGATCGCCGGTGGCACGGGTGATGCCGGCAGCAGCGTCGGCCTCAGCATCGTGAGCCAGAACGCCGTCTTCCATGTGAGCCAGAACGGCATCCTTCAGGCTGCCGAGACGCTTGGCATCGGCGAGAATGGTCTGCATATCGTCGTGGCTGATGTAGCCGCCCTTGGTGTTCGCAGACTCGGAATCAAACGCGTTGTAGTTCATTTTGTTTTCTCCTTCATCATTATCGGAATGTTCGACTTCGTCGTCGCCACCGTCTTTCTCGGACAGGGCAGCGCCGATGATGTAATAAACAGCTTTCTTCTGTTCTTCGTTCAGCGTGTCAAGCACGTCCTGAACGGTCTTTTCAGAATCGGCATGAGAAAGTTCTTCCTCAACCTCTTCCACTTTCTTTTCAGGCTCGGCCATTTTTTCTTCTCCTTTATCTTCGTGAGAAACGTCCTCTTCGGCCGCTTTCTCTTCTGCGACATATTCGACCGGAACATCGGTGTGAACGATAGACTCTTCGTCACCAAGATAGATCACGGCCTCGTCGGTCTCTTCGTCAGACAGCTCACCGTGAGCAACGTACTCGATCGTGGCACCGGGATTGGCACCTGCAAGAACGAGACTTACCTCACGGATCATTCCATGCACAACGTCGTTACCTTTCTTCTGGAGCTTGTTCGCCCAGATGGAAAGATTAAACAAATCGCCGTGCTTAAGCTCTTCCTTGGCGGTCTTACCAAGAGGAGTATCATTCAGGTAGCCATAAATATAGGTCCCTTCCGGACGATCCTCGAGATAGCCGTGCCCAAGAACAGCGTCGGGGCCATCATGCTGATGGGCCCAGCAAATGGACACTTTCTGTCCGTTCTGATGAGAAAAAGCGCCCCGACGGATAGTCACACCATCGGAGCATTGGAGATCATTTTTGGTTGCCCAGCCATGAAAATCGCAATCTGCGTATTTGTTAGGCATTATGTTAACCTCCATTGGTTAAAAAGAAATCCTCTACCATTTTGAATTCTTCAATCGTCCTGTGTGGTATCGATTAAGGAATATTCGGCAAGAATACTTTTACCCATTTCGTTTATTAGAAAAATAGCTCTTAAATGAGTCGGATGCCTTATTGCCAAATCTTGTTTTTATCGGTGTTGGCCTAATCACGCCAGTTGTAAAGTAATCCTTAAATGATCTGGAGGCTTTCTGCCCAAAGTCAGTCTTAATGGACTTGGGTTTACTAACTTTCTTCTCTGTCTTAACAACTTTTGAAACCGTTCTATGAATAGATCCGATAAAAGCTTTTCCAAGGTCAGCAATATTAGCAGGAATATCGTCGATCTTGCGAGTGCGATCATAGTAAAACTGCTTGGTCCTGGCATCTTCTTCGGCACTAAGACGAGCCTGACTTATCTTGGTTGCGAGGGCTCTCTGCACCTGGGCCTTAACGTTTGCAT